CGTCAGCATCATAGGGCAGGACACCTTCCAGGATTAACGGGATCTCGAAGGATTCCAGTGTGTTGGAAAAATTATATGGATTGGGCCGAAGCATATTGTAACCCCACATGACCGCTTCCTTGGGAGAGAGCACTCTGGGGGTGACCGCCTCTGATTTGTATCTGTCATCTATGAAGCGGGTATGGTGCAGTCCGTTATCATCAAAGTAATAGTAGCTGTTATTAAATGCAAACGTACCAATATGCATACCAGCCCAAGCTGAGGATATCGGCACCAGGCCATGCACATTGGGCGCAGTAGTATCTTTGTATCGTGCTGAATCTGTAAGCTTGCATACTAAAGCTGAAGAATCGAAAGCTTCCGGGGAAGTCTTTGGTAATTTTGTAAATGCCCACAACTGCTTAGTTACTTTATCCCCGACTATGATCTGCTGATATCTTGTTTGATCATCCTCAGTACATTCTTTGCTGTCAATGATGAACAGCTGATCTATATCTGCAATAACCTCGGGGACTGTCATAAGCTCTTTAACGACAAGCCCGGGGCGGGGCATCACAATCTCACCATTGTCCTTTATGTCATAGTTGACGAGCAGCCGACTAAAGCCCTCAGCTATTGGGGCGTTGGTGTATTGCATGCCTTTACTGTAATTTTCTTCAGAAACCTGGACGCGGCTTTCGCGTGCATATTTTTTGAAATCTTCAATTACCATCCATATCACCACGCCCCCCATTTAAAGGTTGATGCATCTGTGTGATTAGGATCTATTAAGGCACCTCTGTCATAGTCCCGATATTCTTCCGGGACGAGTGCTGAATAATCCCTGAGCATCAGGAACAGATTGTGCTGAAACTGCTGCTCATACGCAGGAACTGAAAGCGCACCTTCTTCATCGGTTATATAGAAGTTGCGGGCTGCACCAAGGCAGACAACCGATCTGATGTACTTATCCGGAAAAAAATTATAGTTCGGATACTGCGGATAAGCGGCTGCTGTGAACTCTGAGAAAACTGGAAACTTAGTGCTCAGTGTTGAGTTGATGGTATCTATCACATCATCCAAATGAGGTTTTATATCTTCATACGCCAGCTGTTCACCGGCAAGCTTAGCATTAACACATTTTAAAATAGCGTTCAGTTCCATGATAACACCTCTTAATTAAAAGACAGGGTTTTTACGCCCTGTCTTTTCTGCATCATATCAGATCCAGTTCTCCAGGCGAGTTTTCGTAGTTTTTGGTAATGTCCGCCATTTTGGACTGCTTGGTGAGGATCGCATCGACAGCCATCCGGCGTGCGGTGATTTCGTCTGCGAAGTCCTTTGGTACTTTCTGCACTGAGCCATCTACTTTGAAGAAGATGCTGATGCCGTTCAAGCTGACCCGCATAACATTTCCAAAGTAAGGACGGTACATCGGTGACAGATACATAGGAACTTTTTCCTGGTTGCGATAATGCTGGAGCAGCTGCTTCTTGCGAGCCTCTGCATTGAGCAGTTCCTGATTGGCTTGCTGCACAGGATCAACCTGTGCTGGAGTTGGAGCTGAGCTTTCAGGCTCAGCCCCTATCAGATCCTTAATGCTTTTTGTGTTTGTGTTCTTTGCCATGATTGGCCTCCTTCATTATACTGGGTTAACCTGGGAAGGAACGCAGACGTAGTCAACGACTGCTTCCAGCCTGGTGGACCCGAAACCTACCGAGTTGATTTTGAAGCCTATGGACTGTCTCTGGTCGATAGGGTCAAGGACACCGGATGAACCCTTCTGCTTGACATACATCTTGGCCTGGCCTTCGCCCGCAAGTCCGGTTCTGGTAAGAGCGTCCTTACCTACGATCAGTATATGCTGAGCTTTGAGCTCATACCAATCTGCACCAGTGCCTTTGTTGTCAGCATTCCAGGCTGCAATATCCCATACTTTCCTTCCGGGGATATAGGAAGCATCCTCCCCTGTTCTGGCGTCTTTGACGTAACCATCAACTGTGGATACATAACTATCGTCATCTTCAGCGATACTGGCGTATTCATAGCCGCCCTGACCGTCGGGACGATACATCCTTCTATAAACCTTGCCGTTGCTAACGTACTCACTGGAAGTGGGCACCAGCATGGTTTCATAGAATTCCATCTCGAACATCGGAACAAGAGAGCTGTTGTCATACATGGTCTTTGTGGTCTGGTTGATAGTCATGTACTTCTCAACGATAGGATCGGAGATCATATCATAGAAAAATTCGGGGGAACCGATTACATGATATCTACCATTGACTCTGGGCTTTACGAGGGCTTTCTTCATGGCCAATATGATGAGCCTGAGGTCTGCCATCGAAGGTCTTGAATCAGGTGTCAGAGCTTCGAAGTTTGCAGCCTGCCCTGCATAAAACTTGTTGGCTATTGAGAACAGCGTCTCTCTTGCCAGAAGATCCAAGGTCTCCATCGCTACCAGTGAATATTCTCTGGTATAATGGGCGATGACCGGGTCAACTACCTGGAAGTCAACCTTGTCGGAGAACTCCATGTAACGACCGTACTGAGCTGCATTGATCTCGTATTTTTCTACCGAACCTTTATCGGACTTAGGCGGGACGCCTTCCTCCAGAGGTACAGTGTGTGCCTGAAGAGGAGCCCATCTACGGAGCATCAGTTTATCAGCCTTTTCCTGTATCGGTGCTTCGTCGGCAAGACGGAAGTACACGTACTGATCGGCATCATATCTGATGGTGTCAAGCAGCTGTTTGGAATAAAAGGTTTCGGGATTGATTACACCTTTGCCTGCTTTATTCGCAAGCTCAATCCATGTATTTATTTCCGATACGGGTGCGAGTGCGTTAAGATTACCTGCCATGGTTATCCACTCCTTTCAAATTGTGAACCTGTTTACTTGGATTGAGAATTCATCCAATCGTTTAATTGTGCGACAGTTGTTATTTTCTCAGGGTTACCGCTTTGGCCTGGACCTTTTTGTGGGTTTGGTGCCGTGCTGTGATTAGCAGCTTTAGCAGCTCTTGCCTGTTCCTGCTTTACGCCCTGCTCAAAAGCAGCTTGTATTAACTCGTCGAAGTGCAGTAGTTTGTACTCTCTGACAACATCAACTTTTGTTTCAAACGGGTTGATCCCGGCTGCGACCAGTTCATCTGCAAACTTCTGGAGTCCGGCATCATCAAGGTTAAACAGATCCTTGACTCTTTGGAATCCCAGGTACGCATATTCCATGATCTGCTTCTGGGTGTATTCCCTATCCCGTTCTTCCAAGATTTGAAGTCTTTCAAGAAGTTCTGCAGGAACATTCTTGTCTTTAGCTTCTTTCTCAAGGATCACCTTGTTGAGCTGTGCTATAAGAGTGTCGGGGTTCGACGTATCGGTAACTCCCAAGATCTTAGCAATGCCGTTAAGAGTTTTCCGATACTGCGCGTTCTGTACCCGCAGCTGTGCGAATGCTCTCCCCGCTTTAGTATCTGCTGAAGGTTTCGGCGGATCATCTTTCGGTGGATCTTTTGGCGAATCATCTTCCGGTGGATCATCTGCCGGTGGATCATCTTCTGAATCTGTCGGTGGATCATCTGTCGAGTCTGCCGGTGGATCATCTTCTGAGTCTGCCGGTGGATCATCTGCCGGTAGATCGGTTATACCGAACTTCGCTTTCAGATCCTCCAACGTGATGTCCGCTGCATTCTGCGGGGGAATAATGGTTCTGATTAGTTTACTCATCTGCCTTATTACTCCTTTCGTATATACAGGCGAATATATACGGAGTGCCAGAGAAAATACACACAATTAAAGGCTGTGGAAACCTATGACTCTGTCACCATAAGTTTACCATGACCTCTAATTATTGTCAACAGATTTAGTAAAGTTTTTACAAGTTAGGGATGCCTTCCATCATATTCTGCTGCTCAAGTGCAGGAAGCATTTCTTCCTGGGGTATTATACCCTTACGCCTATTCTCAAGAGCACTCGCTGTTGCCAGTATAGCATCCTCCGGCTTCATGCCTTTCTTGACAAGGTCAGCGTATCCGAACAGTACCTGAGAGACATCCTCGACTGCGCTTTGCATGCGCTGTATACCCATACGTTCTAACATGTATTCCTTCATCGGAAGATCCTGGAACATGAGCCATTCTTCTTCAGTGATAAGCTGCACGCCGCCACCCTGCTGATTGTACTGCATCTGTTTTTCCATCAACATGTTTGCCATAGCTGCGATGCGCTGTCTATTCTTGGGAAGATCAGAGCTAATGTCAATCTCATAGTCAAATAATGTGTCAGCTTTGATCTTTGAGAACTCCACCTCAATTGTATCCCAAGTGTTGGTATTGGGCTTTTTATAGAAGAACTTACGCTTTGGGCAATACTCAATAAAGTTTGCCAATATAAGCTGAGTCAGCCGTTTCGTATAATGCTCATAGTTCATAATCTTCGGGGTATCTATCAACGTGACACGATTAAGCATTTCCTCTGTGCCGCCAGTTGTTATGATGGAACCAGTATCCCGACCTGTGTACCTGCCATCAACACCTGATGTAATCTCTATCCCGCGCTCGATGCCCTGCTTGAGCTGAGGTAATGTCGGAGAAGGCTGAGGAAACTCATGGTAGTGAACAGCTTTAGAGGCATCACCGTTCACGATAAAGGTATAATCTGCATCATTGGCATGCTTGTTGAATGCCTGAATGTTGAGCCCCGAACCATTGCTGACGAACTTAGGCGGTCTCTGGTTCTTATATTCTGAGGTCAGAGCTATAGAATCCATGAGGTTAGCTGCCACATTATTGGCAAAAATCTTGGCACAAGGGCTGGAACCGATCAGTGCTTCTGCCGGGAGATCACAATACAGCTCTGCGAGAGGGATCGTGTTCGGCTTGATATTGTTCTTCTTCCAGAGTATTTTCTCGTTATTGACAGTATGTATCTCATGCACATTACCATCATCATCCCTGACCCAGAAAACAGTCAGCAGGTAATAATCCTTAGCATTGGATTTTGGTACGCTTGAATTGAACTCCGGTGCAGGTTCAGGGCTTTTACCCTTATTCTCAGCCTCATACTGTGCAAAGGCATCCTTATATTTGGGGTCCTTTTTGAACACTGATTTATGGTACGTATCAAAGACACAAGCATAAGCTGCAGATTCAAGATCTGGAGCAAATGGGTCACGCATGTACTTCATTGGGCTATGGTTTTTAAGGCACACATTGCCTTTATAGAATGCGTCCCCTGAGCCACCAGTCAGTGTATCGTCCCAACCTACCTGGGTCACACCAAGATTAAGAAGTGCCGCACGTTCACCAGCCTGGAACTGATAGTAACCGACTTTGGAGAGGTTCCATATGCGCTTCAGTGCTATGTTGATGTGCGCGACTATTTCCTTATCCTGTTCAGAAGTGGGCATAACATCCGCACACTTGGTCACCGTGTATATGGATGCCAGTATATTGTTCTTAACATAATTAACCCAGTTGGTGTCCGGCAATATCTGATACTCAGGAAATTTTACAGCCAAAGCTTTCCAGAGATCTCCCCTGTCTGCTGAATCCAGCAGCCGCATCTTACGCTGTTCCGGTAAATAATATTGCCTCATTATATCCCAGTATTCTCTGAGCTCAGATATAGCTATCTTCATCTGTGTTCACCCCCATGATGTCATTAAGTGCCTTAATGACATTGTCCATTGATATAGGTTTATCCTGCTCATCATTTTCTTCGGGCTGCTCTGGCTGAACGGGTGCAGACGGCTGATCGTGCTTGTGATAAATGGTTATTTGAAGTGGTTTGCCAAGCAGCATGGCTCCTGCAATAAGAAGCAAGGCTACAGTCAATATGATCGTCATTTATTTCCCCTCTTTCAAACGTAATGTCCCTTTAGCCAGATCAATGACAAACTTCTCAAACCAGCGGTCAATATCCTTACGCCTAGCCCAATAGTCTACGTTGATGCCTGACATATCTGAGAGAACCTGAAGGGCCTGCTCATAGGTCATTGCCTTGGCTGGCAGCTCAAAGAATTTACCATAGACTTCAACACAGGC